GGAACTTATTCTTCTGAAATTTCCGATAAATTTCTGAGCCGCTTCTTGAATCTGTAAATACTTGGTCTCCTTGAGGTCTACCTTCGAAGTCTAAGCCTGAAGCCGCCTTATCTCTTGCTCTTTGTTCTGCCTCTGCTTGTGATATTACTACTCTACCTTTAGAGTCTCTTACTTTACCGTCTTGCTCTATAGAAGCTTGATTAGCTGCCTTAGCTTCTTGTTTCTTCCTAGCTGTTGTAATAGGATCGTCCCTAGTTCCTGTAAGTAAGTTACTAGTATTGTTAGCTTCATCTTCCTTCTTAGTCTGTTGTGTTGTGTTTACCATAGTAGACCTCTTATTATGTATATGATAGGTATACCTATATGACTAGCTATTAGTAGAGTATTTACATAAGTGGCATACTCTAGTCTCATTAGTCTAGCTTTGTTTGTTGTCTTCATACTCCTACTCCTGCCTGTGTATCGTTAGGCTGTATGTTAGTCTGTCCTGTATTAGCTGCCTCGTTCTCTTGTGTCTCGTCCTTTAAGCTAGTAGGTCTCTCGAACTCTATCTTGAGTCCTAGTTGATTCCATATGTCTGCCTCTAGCTCTGTCTGTTCACTCATATAGACTTGTTCAAATGTTAAGTATCCTACCTTACTGCTAGCTTCTGTATAATCATTAGACCCACCTAGTATAACCTTAGGTACTCCTACAGCTTGATAAAAGAAGTTCTCTAGATACTGTATCCATTGTATAGGATTCTGAATAGGTACGTTAGGTATATCTATATCTACATTACCCTTTGGCACTACTAGTCCCTCGTAGTTCTCCTTCATCTCGCTTAGTTGATTCTTAAAAGCTGTAACTGCGCTAGGCTGATCATTGTCTAGCTTATAGATAACTAAAGGGTTTATGTTCCTATGTAGTATCTTCTTATAGTCTGATATAGCCTCGTTCCTAGCTAGTATGATAGTCTCGCACGCGTCTATAACTGAGACTCCGTGTATCTCATCTCCTACTCTATCATTACATAAGTGTAGTATCTTGTCAGGTGTGAATCTCTTATTATACTTACCCTTCATACGGTTAACCTGTTCGTATCTTATAATAAGTCCTGCTCTGTTAGTTACTATCTTGATGTCTCCTGCGTTAAGTGGCTTTAGGTTGATTAGTGTATCGCTATCAGGATTCCTTATAATCTCAGCGAAAGCGTCTCCACCTATCTTCTTGTTCTAATCATATTCTCCATAATGCTTTGGAAGGTATCCTCTCCCCAACCTATCATCATATCCAATAGTACTGTAGTAGGTACGTCTGCCGTCCAACCCTTACCCGCTGTCCAACGTGCTAAAGCGTCTATTGCTTGCTTTAGTTCAGGTATCTTCTTATAGTATCCTAGTTGCTTATTCCAATCAGCATTTGTATATTCTGTCTCCTTCTGATCTCCTGCTTGATCTAAGCTCTCAGAAGCTACACTATAGTCGCTTTGTGTATTCTCTGTTGTTGTTGTTTGGTTTACATCTCTATTTGCCATTATTGTTTAACCTCAAAAGGTAAGTTTACTTTTAACTGTGATGTCCAACTACCGCCTGCGGGATCTGTCTGCGTTATATGTCCGCTAGGATCATAGTATAGGTTAGCTCCGCCGCCTGCTCCGCCTACTGTTGTAACTGCGTTGAACCTTAGTATGTCTCCTCTATTAAACTTAGTCTTTGTCATTAGACACTTATTAGTCTTATTGTAGTATTGTGTCCCTGCTGGGTCTGGTATTGTATCTCCCGACGCTGAACCTATCAATGTCTCTGTTGATCCGTCATAATGGTATATGTTAAAATCACATATAAGAGTTCTACCGTTCTGTACCTCTACGTGGTATGTTATGTATGCGTCGGCAGCTGCTATTGTTACAGGGTTGTTAAAGGTAATATCAAAGTCTATGTCCTCGCTTGCGTTTGCCGTCGCTATGTTAACATAATCAGAGACTATAGTAGCGTCTGCTGTTAAGTAGAAGATATCCCCTGTATCATCTTGACCACCTACTGCGTAGTACGCTTTGTATCCTGCTCCTGCCGCCCAGTCGAAGTAGTCTACATTAAAGACAAAGTTACTAGCTCCCTCTCTGTATTGAACTGGAAGAGCCATTTAAGCGTCCTTGACAAACTGTTGTTGGTTTTTGTCTCTTAACGTTTTAATTGCTGCTTTATATCCGTCGTATAGAACGTCTAGCATTGTCTCTGCCTCGTCTCTACTATTGAACGTACCCATATCGTATTGAATAACATACATAGCTGCTAGGTTAGAAGCTGCTAAAGATAGTATAGCTTTAACGTCTGCGTTTAGTCCTGCGTATGCGTCTGACCAGTTGTATCCTGTCTCTGCGTTGATCTGTGATTCCGCTTGAGCCATATATGAGTTGATGTAGGTCTCTGTATTTGATACTGTGCTTGCGTTAGCTCCTGCTTTGTATTGTACCTCTAATAGTGTTGCGAATACTCCTGTATAAACCATTAGGCTAACCTCTCCGCTATTGTCTGTAGTACTTGTAAGTATAGTATATCTATTGTTTTTAGTTCGTATTCGACTCTTTTGTTCTCTTTTTTGCTAAATAAGCTAACAGTTTGTATATCATCTGCTTTTTTAACCATTTAGAAGGTATGTATCCACGGCTTATTAACCTTTCGTTCTTTTGCTAAATAACAAGCTCTTACTAAGCCCTCTACTATGTGTGTATCCTTTCCAAAGATTCTAACTTTACTTATGATCCCTTTGTCTTCGTCTCCGCTAGCTATCTCCCATTGTACTGATTTGAGGCTTTGTTTAATGTCTTCATCGTCTAATAGCTGTAAGTCGCCTCTTTCTAGCATAGATAGCATATACTCGTACATATCCTCTTTTAATATACGTTGTCTCTTCATACCGTCCTTATCTAGTGATATCTGTCTGTTATTCATTGCTATAGTCTTGTTTCTAGTAGCATTGTTCTCTCTTAGTCTATCTAGTATCCCTACACCTAATGATCCCGCTCCTGCGTCTATTCCAATGTAGTTAAAGTCCCAATTAGTGTTTAAGTATAGTATGTCTCGCTCTGTTTGAGTTGTAAGCTGTAGTTTCTTTACAATGTTCTCTACGTGGTTAAGGCGTATCTTCATACCGTCTGATGTTTCTACTATACGCTTATGTATGACTTCGTAAGTAGTTGCGTCATCTCCTAACCTTGCTATATCAACTCCTAAGAATAAGTTATCTTTTGGTCTTTGTGCGTTTCGCTTTAGTACGCATACACGCTCTATAAGCTCGTCTGAGAAGTATTGCCTCAAATCGTCTAAGAAGAGACCTAAGTACTCTTGTCCATATTGTAAGGTAGACATCTCTGCTTTCTCTTCTTCTAATAGCTTTAGTGCTTTGTCTTTTGTATCTTTTGTCCATACATCAGTAATAGGTCTATCATTTATAACCTTTTCGGAACTTATATGCCACACCTTAAACCTACCTTCATCGTTATCCTTATCTCTATTAAAGGATTCCCAAAAGTATCCCTTCTTACCTGCGGGAGTACTTGACATCCATATCTCTCCGCCTGTTGTTAGTAGTGTAGGCTTAGAAGCAGTCCATACTAGTTCGCTCATCCTACTAGCTTCGTCTATGTATAGTATGTCTCCTGTGAAACCTCTAAATGAGTTACCTGTTGTACCTACTGGTCTAGCTACTACTGTAGATCCGTTACGTAGTCTTATCTTATTCTGTGTAGGTCTCTTATCTCCTCTACATATCTTAGCATTGTAGTTCTTCTCTAAGTAGTCTAGTATCATTATTATTATAAGTTTAGCTTGATCTTCTGTTAAAGAAGCCATTACAATGTGAGTTTCCTTTTCTACCATACGTTTAGCTGCTTTTATTGCGAATATTGTCGTTTTACCTACTTGACGACCTGTACATAGTAAACAGTTACCTCTATGCTCGTTTACTTCTTCTTGCCACTTATCTAGATGTATCTTTGCCGTATTACCCATACTAATAACTATGATACATACTTTATTAATACTTATAACGTTGCTTATTGGGTAAACCCGAAGAGAAAAACAGAAAAAGTCGGGTTTACCGACGATAGGGGGGTTCGAACGTCGGAACGTAATAGCGAACGACGACTAGGGGGATCGTACGACGCAAGAGGGGACGAAGGGGTGAATTGCGGAGTACGACGTCTCTAAATATCCGACAAAACGCTATCTATTAGCACTTATCTATCATATATATCGTAGATATATAACGTAATCTGTACTCATATACTCTTCGGTTTGTCGGATTAACCAATGTTTTATGCACTAAGGTTACCTAAGTACACAAAGGGTATATATACTAGTGGTTATATCTAATGTAAACATATAAGACTCATAACAATAAGCGTGTAGATGAATAGCTTTCGTCCACTATCTTGACAACGTAATTAGGCTACAATAATGATTCACAGTATAGCGACATACGGTCTATGAAACAGGGTAGGTACAGGGGGTTAGTGATGTCGTACGTTAATATTATGCCCTAGGAGTATGCCTCTTCGTTAACAAAAGCGTAAGGATACATAATATAGTTAGTGTGTGATGTAATGCTATTATGTATTAT